ATTTAGTGTAACAGAGTCCCAAACTAAACTAGCAATACTTCCTGCTTTATTAAAAACAATACTACCAGAAACAAATGTGTAGTCTGGTTGTACTAAATATATTGGAGACCAGTGAGATGTTCTGTTTTTATCAGAAGAAACAATCCTATATCTTAAGGAGTAGCCTTCTGTAACACTACTTATCGGTGGTAGGTCTGTAGTAGAAAGTTTAAATTTTTTAATTGCCTCATCTGCCATTATGTTACCCCTACAGAAAATCTAAATTCAATATAATTGCTTGTATTTGGTGATTTAATAATCGTTTCAGCGTCTGTATTTTTAACAACAGAATATCCTGTTAGTCCATATAATGGATTTGTTGTTGCAATGTTTTCTAATCTAAGGGCATCTAGTGCAATATAGTAGTCTGCAGATGGCACATCAGAAACTATTGCACAAGCATATATCTTTACTACAGTTACAGCATTCCACGTAAATCCTTGTGTTTGATATAACTCTTGTAGTTGAGTAGATGCTACATAATATCTGTTAGTTTCAAAGTCATATGTTCCACCAGTACCGCTGCCATTTTCTAATTCAATTTCAAATCTTGCAAATTCTCCAGTATTTTCTGCATCTGTTTCTGCAAAATCTACAAGAATTCTTACCGTATCTGGAACTGATGCTGAGTCTCCATCTTTGCTAATAATGGAAAATGCAAGACGCAGTTCATCTATTGGAGAGTTTCTGCTAAAGTTAACATCTGCTCCAGTTAGGTGAATGTGATTTGAACCAGCCTCAATAATAAAATGTCCAGCAGAACTTCCAGTTGATGGATCAACTGTTAAGTCTGAATCATCTCCCTGTATCAAAATAATATTATTTAAAAATCTTGCACGTTCATATCTTTCAGGTCTTGGTGATTTATAAAATATTGAGTTATCTGCGTTAGTTTGAAACACAGGGTCTGCGGTAGCGATTACGTTATCATCTAGAGGATCATCTAATGGCTCAGTAATAGTAGGAATAGATGTCGCTGCTACGTTTGTATGATATTGCCAGTTTTCTCCTTGTGTAAAAGCAAATATAGTCTTGCTATCATATGCTCCAGCAGAAGGATTTGATCCCGCTGAGTATAGTCCAATTTCAGTTATTTCATATCTTTCTTCTGTTGGAAGTTCAGCAGTTAAAACTAATTTTTCTGTTGCACCATCATTAACAAATCCTCTAGAAGAAATTGGTATACGAAACATCTCAAAATCTAGGTTTTGTTTATCAGAATAATCTCCATATGGGTCGGAGGTTGCTAATGGTTGTGCCCCACAGCCCACGGCAATGTATGAAGCGTATGCTGGTGCTTGACCAAGCAAATACTTTCCAATTATAGACTTTCCAGTGTTAGTTATCATTTAAATTTCCGCCTCATATATTGTACCACTTGCAGTAACCTCTAGTTCAATTTGTTCATCTGCAAGCATATTTACTGACTCAATGACCAGTTCTCCTGTTGTTGTGTCAACATAAATATGTGCACCTGCTGGTCCTGTTGCTTCCAAAGGAACCTTTTCTTCAAACTTTATTGAAAAGTTTTGAAAGTATTTATCTGATGTTGCCTGAAGACTAACTATATTATTAGGATTATACTGTTGCTGAATGGCAGTTAAATTTTTAATAGGTTGATAGACAATATTTTGTCCATTTACTGTATCATTTCTAGCAATATTAATTAATTCTTGTCCCCCAATGTTTTCAAATATTAGGTCTGCCATAATCTCAATTGGCACAGAATCGTCATTAAAAAGAATTGTATCTATTGGTGCCGTTTTTACTGGTGGTGGGGGTATAACTGTTGCAACTGGAGATATAGTTGCTGGCGTAAGTGGGGTTGAAGCAACCTGTGTTCCTTTTGCTTCAACAATTCTCGAAGATTGAGAAACTGCTGCTTCTCTTGCTGCTATTTTTGCATCTCTTGCTGTTGTATCTGCTTTTACTCCAGGAGCAATCATTCCTGGGCCAAAACCAATATCCCAACCTGCTGCTGCAAATTCTCTACCAGTTTCTGTATTTGCTACTTGAGAAGCGGTAAGTCTTTTTCCAGTTGCATCAAAAAATGATTTTTTACTTGTTGCATTTTCATCATATAAAGGTGTTCCCTTCATTGCAGGATCATTAGTTTTTCCTTGAAGTGCTACAACTTCTCCGCCTGGACCAATCATTTCTGCAGAATAAAGACCAGCATCTGCATATCCACCTCTAAGTCTTGCTTTTCCTGCATTTTGTTTTATAAAATCTTCTTGAGCATCACGCCCCATTCCTGGAGTCTCATATTTTACATAACCAGATGCTAAAGAGTCTTCTACTGTTTTTTTTACTGCAGCAGCCTTTTCTCTTGAGCCATCAAATCCACGTACATTTATACCTCCATGCTGTTCTATAAATTCATCTAGAGTGATTCTTAGGCTTGCAGGACCTGCAACCTCTAAATCACCACCAGGGTCTTGTGTGGCATATACTCCAGTTCCAGTTACATCAAAAATATCTGCCATTTTATACCTCACTCAAATAAATAGTCATAGAAGGACCTGACAGACTTCTTCCATATTCAATATTATATACTACAAACCTGTCAGATGTTGTAGCAACCAAATCCAAACCATCATTATTTTTATAATCTAAAGTAACAATATCTCCAAGTTGAAGTGTTGGAATTGAAAACATATTTATTCCAATAGACTTTTTAGGAGTCATAACTTTATTTATGATCCAGCCCATGAGTTCATCGGCATCGTCTTGTGTTTGTATGTATTGACTATCAATTGTAAATTCGTTCTTACCATAGATAAGCCTGCTCAATTTAATTTGGTCGTATTTTGCTTTTTCTATCAATGGAGAAGTTATAAGTGTGCTCCCCTGCAACTCTGGATCTGACAGGTTGCTTTGTTTTTTAAAGTATTCGTCTACGGTTAATTCATAAGATGTGTCCTGAGTAAATGTAATTCCTTGAATTCTAAGATAGTTTCCAGTGGTATCGTCTAGGTTTAAAGCAGTATCTGTAGCATTAAATACTAAAAATTCTGCTCCATAAGAATCAGCCTGAAAGCCAGATACGGTATAGCCCTTAATTCTATTAAATGTTGGAGATAGTTGTGCATATAGTGCTGGGTAGGATCTGTCATACTTAATATCAAAATAAGCACACTCTCTCATGATTGATCCAAATTCATCAAAATACATATTGTACTGTGGCGGTTGTTGAGAACTTATTCCAGAAAGATATGTCCCCTGTATTAATCCACTAACTGCATATTTTCTAAATGATTCATTTGCATCAATTTCTGTATCTCCAAATACACTTGATAGGGTTTGTCCAACAACCGAAACTGTATTTTGAGAATAGTTATTTGTTAATGCATAAATATTTTCAAACATGCATCTAGATGAACCACGGACAAATAATGCCATATTATTATAAATTGGCAATGGATCTGTATCGTCAACTATTTTTATAAGTTTATTATTAACATACAGGAAAAACCTTCTAGTAGTTCCAATATCTTGATACTCTACGTATAGATCATATACTGTTGGCTTGTCTTCTCCAGACATTCTATATTGTCCAGTAAATCTTCCATCATCAACGATAATGCTGGTTAGTCCACCCCATAGTTTAATTGGTATTGCATTATTATTAGATGAATCTTTTTTAACTTTATAAAAAACAATATTATTAATATTTACTTCTGCTTGACCGTTTTTATCTAACTTTAGATAAGACTCTATGTTTGTTTCTGTTAGTGCTACTATTTCAAAGTAATATCCGTTATTTGTTTCTGGATTTAACAGCACAGCCATACCGCCAGATCCTCCACCAATGCTAACGTTTTGGTTTGTTTGCGCTCCAGTAACTTGATAATAAGGTATGCTACCAATTGGTGTTTGTCCACGAGTCTCGTTGTTTTCAATCTTTCCAACAATTCTTACTCTTGTTCCAAAACCCCTGTAGGCGTTGTTTAATTCTTTGTATTGGTAAGAAACAAAATTAACTGGTGTTTCTGTTGTTTTAAAAGACGGACCATTCATGACTAATGCCGATGACTGAATTGTTCCAGTCTGTGTTGATTTCAAACTGCTTACGTCTGTCTCTGTAAGATAACTGGTTGACATAAAGTTTTTAATCACGCCATTTCTTGTTGTCTGACGTGCAAGTGTATTATTTACTCCAGCGGCACCGATTGTTGTTGCTGGCACAGAAACGTCTTCATCTAGTATGGTTGTAAACAAATACTGGGTCTGCATGTTACAGCCACGCACATATGAGTTGTCGGACCAATAGGGGTTGATTCCTGCTGCATGAGAGACTACTGGTGTCCCAAACTGGCCCCTACCGTGCTCATATACGGCTCCTGGCTGTAGTCTATCAATGCCATCAATAGTTTCATAGTAAGGGGTAGAGAAAATTCTTATTAGTCCTGTTGGATATATTTTGCCATTAAATGGTATAGATGAAAAATATTTTTGATACTCTTGATTGCTACTAATCCATACATTGCCAGTGCCAGTTACATTAAACTCTGCTGCATCATATCTAATAATTTCACCAGATGCATACAGGTATCCTTGGTATCTTGTAAGCCAATAAACATTTTCTCCTATATCAAGTATGTTTTTTGTTACAATGCCGCCGCTTACTACTGGCAAATCTGAGGACAAGTCGGAATTAAGAGGCATTGCTCCTAAAACATAGTTTCCTTGTTTAGAGGCTACCTCGTTTATTGTTTTTGTGTTTTCTGTTCCTGCAACTTCCCATAACAGTGAAGGCTTATATATCCAGGTCTTGTCACGATCTACCATGCTTGATTGTCTAATTGAACCATAAGATCTTTGTATATACCTAGTTGTATAATTAATCTGTCCATCATTATAAACTTTTCTATCTTCTGATGCAATGGCAAGAATATTAGGAAGATTTCCAGATGTATTATTTTCTATTACTCCAGAATCAGTCTGATTGTTTGATCCAGAAAGAACGAAGTCTGTTGGTCGCTCTGCTGTGTCTGGCATTAAATAATTCTTACTCATTACGATAAAGTTGTTAAACTCGTCAAAGAACATCGCAGTTTGTGTTGCTATTGCCAACTGGTTTAAAACTTCTGCAACATTTTGATCTGGAGCAACAAAGAAAAATGGTATTATTGGATCTGATTCTGTATCTAATCTTCTAAAAGAATAGTTACTAAATCCAATATAGTCAAGCAATGTAACAATTGCCATACTTAAAGATGTTTGTGTCATTAGAAGTCTTGGTGCAGGCATAGACTCTAAGAAGAAATAAAAATCACGTAAAGAAATTGATAACGTTCCTGCAGTTATGTCTGCCTGTGGCATACCTTCAGAGTAAAGTGTTTTAATTGGAACATAGTAATCAAATCCATCTACATCTACAATAATTTCATAAAAGTTAAATTTAATATTTTTTCTTACATAGTCTGCAATAATGCTTTCCGAATTATTAATATTGAATGCTTGATCATCATCAAAAATAGAAATCTGACCAGTTGATGCAAGAAGTTGTCCAACTGGTAAAGAAGTCATACCGATATCAGATAAAGTTTTTGTAACTCTAAAATCAATAACTTTGTCAGAAACATCAACAACCATTCTTGGTGACATTTCAATTAAATCAAAAGTAGAATCAAACTTGTTCATTACCTCTACAACAACTCTTATTCCCTGTACATAAGCAAACTCTCTATAAACTGTGCCGCCATTAATCTCATCAGTAAACTCTTCTGGAGATGTTAGGTCTGTAACAAAGTTGGTCTGGTTTGTTATTGTTTCTGATCCTAAAGCCCAGCCATACTCTGGAACAAAAGAATCATATCCATCGTCCTCTCCAGTTCCAGTATAAATATAAAATATGCCCTTGTCTCCAGTTGTGGGTATTACTAAGTATGCATAACCAATTGGCGCTATTGCTGGCCTTAATGTTACAGATGAAATAGTTTCAGCATAAACAAATATGTCTCTATACTGCTCAGGAATTATAAGACCATACTCTAGTTCTACGTATCCGTCTGCTTTAACTATTGCTGTTCCATCTGGACGAGTATCTGTTTCTAAGAAAGAGTAAGCATCTACCCAGTTGTTATTATTTAAATACTGAACTCTCCACCTTGATGGGCTTGTTTTGTTTGTATCTCCAAAAAGTGGGTCATCTATCGCTCCAGTGCTTGTAGTAAAAGGTCCAAGATCAACTGTTCCAACATTTGTTTGCATTTTGATAACAAATCTATTTGCTGGCACTGGATTTTTATAAACTACGAAAGGTACTGCATCTTCTATATAGTTTAAACCATTTAATATATTGGTTGCAATGCCACGTTCAAAATTATCTTCTGTTCTGTATGAAGTCCAATATTTAAACTCATCATACCTTGATGGCATATAGTATCTTGGTCTTTCTGCAATACTTGCTCCAGAATTTGCTAAGTACGTTCCAGAAAAGTATAGGGGTTTGTTTATTCCAGATCTTGGTCTAAATGGCTTGGTACAGTCTTCTAAAGAATATATCATCTTCATTTTATCTTTAGGAAGTGTAAACTGCTGTGGTACTCCAGAGTTATTAACTCCGCCATCAACTACAACATCTGCATCTGTTGCACCTGTGTAGTAATTTCCTTCATCAATTGGATCAAAATTTACTGGTAGTGTAGAATATATAGAATCTGCTGTTGTAGGCCTATATCTATAATTACCTAATTTTTGAATATTGTCTGGCATATTCATATTCCACTCAGCCAAAACTAAAGACTGAAGCCTTAGTGTTGCAGAGGTTTCTAGATGTGTTTTTAATGCTTCATTAACAAACACACTATACCTCTTCCAGTGTTACCGAAATATTCCAAAGGTCAAAGTTGTTGCCTCCACGCTTAACAACAGAATAATTAAAATCTGCAAAATAAACTTGAACAATTTGATTATACTGTGCAAGATGAGTAAATGCTGAATTGTCATCTCCAAAATTAGAATACTTATCATATGCTAGATACATCCAGAATGGCCCTGTGTGATTTTGATACCAGTCTAAAATTTCAACACCTCCAGCACCACCGTCTGCTGTAAACTCTTGAGTATTATTTTCATATGGAGAGACTCCAGTTGCTGGATTAAATTCAGCATTTTGATAAAAAGAACGAGATGGAAGCATGTTCCATGACCAAGAAATGTTAATTTTATCTGCTATATGATAAGAGCGCATTCTTCCATTTATTGTTCTTTGTCTTTGCTCAAGTCTTTGATTTTGAAAACTAATTTCTCCACGGTTATGATCTGATAGTATTAAAAATTGATCAATAAGACTTGGATCTGTGTCTACTGGAACATTTGTGCCAACTTCGTATCCATTTGGAACATATAGTCCATCAACAAGTGTCCCAGGGTTATCTGCCCACAATATAGCCTGTGGTCTTTGATATCTTTTTCTACCCGTTAAATATGCTGCAGTAGCCATTATCCTCTTTGTCCTCTAACTCTTTGTGAATCAACATATCTTATTTCATTCATAACTGACTTAGCAATTGAATCAGGATTAATATTTGATCCACCAACATTAATACCCACACTATAATTATACACTGTGTTGGAGTTGCTATTGTATGATGGCGCATTAACAGATGTGATTGGGGCAGACATCATAGTTGGTGAAGAAATAGAATAAGATGGCTGAGAAAAAGATTTTGGGCTACTGGACATACCAAAACTTGGCTGTGACATTCCTCGTGGATACTGTCCTTTATTCAAACTAGCAAGTAGTGGGCCAAACTTTTTTGTTGCATTTTTATTCATTACAAACTCTCCAGGAGTTAGCATTGC